TCATTCGACCTCAATCCTTATAGACTCATTATCACTGTAATTAACTCGATTAGTACTAATAGTAGATTTTGCTAGTTGTAAAAATATTTTCGTATTTTCAAAATTAAGGTGTAACTTTTTCGTACTTTCAGACAAATCTATAACATCATCTAATTTTTTGTCCTTTGAAAAGTTACTACTTTTCGAAAACAATGTAGTATGTGCTTCTATTTCAGCTTTATAGCCTACTCCTTTCCTTGCTTCTTTCATACCTTTTTTAAAATTCAGATTATTCTTCTTTATTAGGGGTTCGTAATATTTTCTATATTCTTGGAGCGTCGGTATATTTGCAACTATATAAAAATATTCATTTTCATAGCCATTATTTTGTGTCTTGTTAATTGCCTTTTTTGTAAATCCTGTATATTGATATTTCTTTTCATTATCTTTGAAAAATTTATATAAATTGTCATACTTTTCTTTTTGTGCTCGATATTCAAAGCCACTCAACACTGTACCAACTAAAGTACTCATATCATCGCCTTTATCCTCACTTCTTAATGAGCTATCACTGTCAATAATTGATTTGTCAAATGGAATACTCGCATTAAATACGATATCGTGGTCATCACAATGCACGTATACTTCTACGCCGTCGCCACTACCTACAACATTCGTAGCTTTAACTTTTAGACTGAAGTTATCCATAAAAAATTGTTCGCCTCGTTTGGCAATTTTGTCTTTATGCTTTTTCGCAAATTCAATCGCATCTTTTTCTGCAGGTGGTTGGAAGCCTTGTCCTACATATTTTGAAGCTTCCATTTCTTCTGGTACAGATTTTGTTTCTTTATTAGATTCGTTATTGGTAGTTGAACATCCTGATAGCAGTAGCGTTGCTATTAAGATTAATTTTGCCTTTTTAAGCATATTTCATCACCTATTTATGTGTTTGTAAAACTTTTATGTTTGAAAAAGCTACTTATTCTCAATGAAAACAAGTAGCTTTTAATAAATAATTAGTATACTGCTAGTTTTTCTAATTGTTCTTTAACTTGAATTAAGTTTGAACGAATTAACGAAGCAGATTGATCCATTGTTTGAATAGCTTGCCCTTCATTTTCGTTCAAGCCATTACAAACAACTTCAAACTGTTGTGCCATTTGATCAAGACGTGCATGAGCTTGAGTGTTTAAAATAAACATATCATCATAATGAGATGGCGAATAGATAATTCGTCGTTGTATACAAACGTATAAAAACCTTGTCATATCAACGGTTTTGGCATTTTTAAACCTCTGTGTTTTCCACGCATGTTTGCCCTTATTTAAATAATTTGCCCTTTTTTCGCCCCGAAAAAAACACAAAAAAATAACCACACTCCTAAATTAATAGGTGGTGTGGTTTATTTTTTATACTCGTATCAATTTACAAACGTTTTATTGTGTAACTAAATCTTTTTTTAATATAGCGTTTATCTCTGCTTCATTGTTGAATTCTCTAGTTAAACTATTCACGTATCTTTGCTCGCTTTCCATATCATCATCCATAATAAATGTGAGATTTTCTTTATTAAACCATGCATGAGCTACATAAGATCTAATGTTAAATAGCGCTTGAGGAGAATTATTTATAACTTTATAACCTATTTTTTTTCCTGTATGGTCTTCAACCATAAAATCAACAGTTATTTTATCTCGGTTTTTGGCACCTTTGAATACATAAGATTTTTGCACAGTGCTAAAAGTCTTAAGTAAATAGTTATTTATATATTCCCTCTTTTCTGCTTCAGTCATTTTATTTCCAGCTTCTTGAGTAGGATGCAAAATGTATTTCGTAGTATCTTCTATAAATGTTTTAGCTTCATCTAGACTATCAAAGTTTCTAATTTGTATATTAGTAAATTTAAAATTATTTACATAGAATCTAGTGAATTCTTTTATTTCACCTTTAAAATTAAGAAAGTTTTCCCTTATCGATTTTAAAAACATTTTTGTAAAATCTTTGTCAAGCTCTTCGTCAAAACTAAAAAGTTTGTTTTTTCTTTGCATTAGATTGAATTCATTTGCATAATAACCATTATTACCTTCTATTTGAAAAATAACACCTACAGCAATATTAGAAATCAATAGAATATCTGGATAGTAGTTAAAACTTGAATACTTTACTTTATACACTTTTCATCACCTCACTAAATGTTTCGTTATTTCTTCTATTATATCATCAAATTCACTAATATTTCTTTCGATAAACTTTTTCAACAAGTAAATATCTTGTTTTGAATGACCAACACTAATTTCATTAGGCATAGAACTGATTATATCATCCATGTCAATATTCACTAATTTTTTCTTAATTTCATAGCCGATTTTTCGTATCTCTATAGGGTCAAAACTTTTATTTTCTAATAACAATTGATAGTTTCCAGTTTGAAAAACATCTTCTACCATTTTTTCTATCGATGGATTCCCTCTTTTTAAAACATCAAACCAAATGCATTCACCTGGAAAAATATGTGTATAATCCAAAGGGAATAACTTGGCTTTTTGTCCTTTTTTAGGCATTTTAATTAATATGTTACCTTTATTTCTGTCTGTATTAGATATGAATGAATCAAATATTATCAATTCAATAATATCTTTATTATCAATTGTATTAATCATACCTGGTCCTTCTATGTGTATAACTGAATTTTCTAAAACAGTATATGTAAATATTTCCTTGTCATTGAAACTCGAATCATTTGGTATGCGATTTATCGTTAAATCAGATTTATACTGTGCAAATCCAAAATCAGGATGTGAAAAGTCTAACCTCTCTGCAATAAAATAACCTACTGCTTCATTGAATAAAGCATAAAACCCTTCGTTATTGTTAATCGATTTAACTACTACAGCCAAAGAGTCTATCATTGCATAATACGGTGTTGTTACACCATTACCGACTCTACTCGTAATCTCTGTTAATATTTTCACCATATCTATCCTCCGATTAATTAGCACAATTACATATATAATACACAACTTACACAAAAAGAGGTAGACCGAACATATAAACGAACACAAAAAATACCCCCACGTCAGAACTTGTCTGCCTAAAAAGGGGTGGGGGCGTTGTCGTTTATATTTAAATAGTAATCCAACCACTATTAATATGTCAATCATTAAAATAAAAAACAACCACCCAGTAACTAGTATGGGTGGCGTAGCGACTATAACAACTCTATGTTATCAAGATATATGTATCGAGTGATGACAAGGAAGATGTCTCCTGTGGGACCAACAGTCAGATACATGGCCTCTGCCGGGCTATATAGTTCACTCCTACTATATACGCATGTAATTATAACATAAAAAAAATAGGCAAGTACCGAAGTACCTGCCTGTTATGCACATTTAAATCTTGAGAGTAATGTTATCTAAAGAATAATGTTATTATATCACAATACAACATTTAAGCAAACATTATATTAAAACACTTCTTTCACAATCAATCTCTCATGCCATATCCACTCATTATGATTGTTCCAATAAATGCGACACCAACCATCTATAATTTCAAACACATATATTAATGTTCCAGGCGCGTATACAGCCTGTCCAACATCGAATCTATAGTTAGTACGATTATCACCGTATCTAGTGGCTGAAGTAGCACCTAAGCCGTCGATTTTCGCATTAAAATAAGCACCTTTTGACCATTTAAGGTTATAAGGCGCTTTACTTCCAACTGTTATTTTACTTGCAGATTTACCGACTGCTTTTTGAGCAGGTGGTTTAACTTTATTTGTGATCTTATTCATTAAGCCCTCACTTTTATACTTAGGTCTAATAAAGTGAGTACAGCCGTAATAATTATCCCAACGTAACTTTGCAGGCGTATTTGCGTTACCGTCATAGTTCTGTTCCAAAATTAAAAATTGGTTTGTATTACCACCATTAAACACTAAACCAATATGACCGTATTGTTTATATATTCCTTTGGTAAATACAGCCACATCACCTATTTGTGGAACAAACGATGGTGTGTTTTCATATACTGTTGCCATGTTTTTAAAATCGTTATTGATTGCATCTTTTGCATTTCCCCACATTCTAATTTCTAACAACCAATAAATGTAATCAACTGCTAAATCTGCACATTGGTAACCATACCAACCGTCAAAATCAATATATCTACCTTGATACCAACGTAACCTTGCTCTTGCTTCACTGTATGTTTTCATTATTTCACCTCCTAGTATTTTCTTCTTGGTTCTTCATATTCTAAAGCTTGGTGGCTATCACCTATACCTTTAGTAGTCGGGTCTTGAATCACACCAGTTAATACTAAAAATCCTAATATAGCGTTTAAACCGTCTGTTAATTGCTCTGTATAAACTTGAATATCATACCCAATAGCTTTTGCGATGTTTTGAGCAAATAAAAAGATAGCTGACAATATCGCTACCCAAAATGATTTTTGTTTCATTCTAATTTTCCAATTAATCATATTCTTATCTCCTTTTACCCAAAATAAAAAGACGACTAATAAGCCGTCTATTTGATATTTATATTATGGTGTGTTAATTTATATATAGAAAAAGGGCAACATGCGCAAACATGTTACCCTAATGAGCCCGTTAAAAAGACGGTGGCTATTTTAGATTAAAGATTAAATTAATAACCATTTAACCATCGAAACCAGCCAAAGTTAGCGATGGTTATTTTTTATTGCTTAATTCAATAAGCTTGATTACTAGACCTATCAATGCAATAAGGAATAAACCAAACTGCAACATGGTACTAATTGTAATCATTAGGCGTCTCCTTTCTAAAGATTTCAGTAATGCCACCATAGGCACCACCTCCTTATACTCAGATAGCCACCATCTATCCAACTTGCTCACTTCTGCATATTACCATAATTACAACAATAAATAAAAAGTCAGTACCGAAGCACTGACTAAAACTTATTTACATTTACCGAACCAAAAACATGTCCAGAAACTATAACCAAAGATTAGTTTAAACATTTTATTCACCTCTCTTATATGCCCATAAGCATACGCAATAATGCTATAATTAGCGACCCAAATATTGTCCCAACTAAACCAAGCACCCACATTTTCATATCACGTATGTTCTTATCATTTTCTTTCTTATTCTTTTCATCTATTTCTCTTTCTTTTTGAATAGCATCTAAGGTTTTATCTAATTTAATGTTAACTTGCTCTTGGGTTTTTTGACCTAATTTAATTTCGTTGAGTGTGCTGAGCATTGTTTTATCATTCTCTTCTAACCTTCTGATGCGCCATTCATGTTCGTGTTTTTTGAACCACCCCAATTCAGTACACCCGCTTTCTAAAAGAATAAAGATTATGAGTATCTAACTCATAGCTTTTCATACTGTTTCAGTGTTAACTGTTACCTCTGGAGATAAATCTGATCTTTCAACTACTTCTTTAACTACTTTCACACGTTGTTTTTTGTTAGTTAATTGATATAACAAATTTAACGTCTCCGCAATTTTCTTAGCGTTTTCTTCAGATTTAAAATCTTGAGCATGGTTAACCATTTCAGAAGTTGTAAAACTTCCTGTGAAATCTTGATATACTACACGTTCTGTACCTTCTTTGTCGATTTGTACTAAAATAAACCTTTCTGTATTGTTGATAATTTCTTTTGCCATAATTAAATGACCTCCTTAAATTTTTGTATAAAAATAGTGCTAAAGATTACTCTTCCTCAGCACATTGTTGATTTTCTTTATTTTCTTGTATATACGCTTTTAACATCGCGTTTTCTTGTGTTAACCTCATAATTTCCTGTGATAAATAATGAATTGTATATTCAGGATTAGCTTGTAATCCTTGTTTGTTATCCTGCATTCTTTGACTCCTCCAATTTCTTGATTCTTAGTTGTTGTTCTTTGATAACAGGGATAAGATGAATCCATAGACGATCATACGCTATACCTTCAATTTCTCCTTTGTCATCATACGTGACAAACTCTTTTAATCCTAAATTCTCCACCTCTTCAGCAATCAAACCTACGTATCTATCAAGTTTATAGGTGTCTTCCGATAATTTTCTATCTTCTCTCAGCTCTCTAGCTAAAATTTCAGACTCAGCTTTATCAAACCACGTTCTAATAGGTAAGTTAAGAATAGCTTTTGAATGTTCCAGTTGTTCATCTCTATCGTTATATTGATTTTCGATAGATAACTTGTATTTACGCGCTGATGTCGAACGCCCAATTGTGCCAGCAGAAGTAATATGCAAATTAGCTGCGGCCGAATAAGTACGTCTATAAATTGAGTTAGAAGCTATCCTATCTCCTGCATCATCTGAACCTACAGACAGTAGGTCTGTACTCTGTATATGAATATACCTATTACCATCACGTCGTTTCAGCATATTAAATTTGCCATACCCTGCTTCGATTGTTGTATCTCCACCTGTTGCATATCGTCCATTAACAATTTGAACAAGACCTTTATTTCTTTCTTTAGAAAACCTGATACCCGCACCGTAATCATAGTTCTCATCAGAACCAAACATAATATAACCGTCACTCGAATAAGCATTATCTGCATTAGACAGCGTGAATGCAAATCGGTTTAATCCAGGCACTTTGTCTGTGTTTGGATATAAATACACCGGTGCCTGTTTGCTTTTGATATTCGATGAAGCGTAAGACTCCAGAACAACCCGATTATTATCTGACGTTAGTGCAACGACACCACCATAGGAATTGATTGTTATGCCATTCATACCGCTATCACTGTAAGTTTTATCCCACCATTGAATAGTACCGGATGAACCTCCGTCTTCGCCTTCTCCATCAATATATGTTGAAATACCAAAATGTGACATATAAAGTGAACCGCCTGCGGTATTATTTCTAAACCTTAGATGTCCATCTTTAAGACGTGTGAATATATCATCGGTTGATCGTTTGCCTTTCCAAGTTCGTTGCACAATACCACCTAGTTCAATAGAATCATTCTGTATTTGAACATATCTGTTATTGTTACCGCCTTTAATTCCAATTCTATTAACATTGATATCAAGACCCTCTCTTGATAAATTAAGGCTGTTGACAATATCGGTTTTATCTACTTTATCTCGCATATTTTGGATAAGAAGGTTTATTTCTCTATTACCGTTAATATCAATTTTATCAGCATTTAATCTAATACCACGTGGCCCCACATTTAAAGCTTGAGCCACTCCGTTATCATCATATCTGATTGTTGTTCCATCTGTAACGTTTTGGACAATCTCGTTTAATATATTTGAAAGTGTACGATTGGTTGCATTAAACTCTTCTTTAGTAGTTCTTAATTTGATTTCCTTACCATTTTGTATAATTTGAGAACCATAGCGAGTCAGTGTTCTCCTCTGTGCATCTGTGCTTTCTTTGACCTTGTTGTCTGTATAAGCATTAGCTTTCTTTTCAGCGTTTCTAGCCTTTAGTTCTGCGTTTTGTTTTGCCTCTTCAAGTTTAGCTTGAGCATCTTGTATAGCGCGTTGCTCTTCTTCCGAAATTTTACCATCAGCATACGCTTGCGATTCCTTCTCTTTAAGATCATCTTGAGCATCAATGTATGATTTTAAAGCTTCTTGCGCTTCTTGATTTGCTTGTTCAATACTTGCTTTAATCTCAGGATTATTGGACAAATCACTTAACTGGTCATCAGTATATTGTTTTTGTTCTTCCAATCCGTTTCGATATTCGTTTAACGTAACTTTATCTTTGATTTCACCTTTTAAAGTCGTTCTCTCAGCTTCAGCAGTATCTAAACGTTCAACAATACCGTCTTTGTCTGTTTTATAGTCCGATGTTTTTACATAGTCACGTAATTGTTCTTTTGTGGATTCTCTAGCTGCTTCAATAGCTGATTTAACAACATTAGGTTCTCCGACTAACTGCAAATCTTCATTCACCGTTAAACCAAATTTTGTTGCTATTATTTCCAACGCTTCTTTATATTTTTCATCAGTGTATTGTGACTGTAATAATTTAAATCTATCTGAAATGGCGATTTTGACATCTTCTACATCTGTATAAACATCTTGTAATTTCTTTCTATACTCAAGAAATAAAGTTTTTGTATCTACCAACCGACCAATCGTTGCAGTTTCGGGTGTCATAGATTCTAAATTATTTTTAATTTGATTATAAACATCAATCACAGCGTCTAAACTTGCTTGTAAGTCCGCTTTCAAATCATTATCTACTAAGTACTCGCTATTCAGTAATTCTGTAGCTTCTGACAAAAGACTAGCGTGTTGTATAGATAAATTAATAAAAATATTGTTTAATTCACTGAATAGCGCTTTCTCTCTTGTTATACCACCTAATTTTTCAACATCATTTGGTGTTGCTTCAATCCATCGACCATTCCAATATCTACGCAAGACAGCAACATCAGGGTTACTTGTATCATACCAAAGCGTATCATTGACTGGATTTTCTGGCGGTGTATCACTTTTATGAATTTTGCGTTCAAAGTATTCTAATTCACCATCTACAACATCTTTTACTATAGTATTGATATTGCTAATATTGTCGTTTAATTTTTGGTGTATTAGGTTTAATCGCTTGTTAAACTCTTCTCGTAATTCTGATTCTTTGAACTCTTTAGGTTGACCGAATGTATATGTGCTATTTTCTGAAATTATGTTATATTCTTCAGCAATAACTTCTGCCTCTACATACAATGGCGGGTTAAAATCTCTATGTTTTACTCTGACTGTATCGCCAATTGATATAATCTCGTGCGGATACGTAACTTCCAAATCAGTAGAAGTAATCTCATATGACATAACTGCCGACTTACGTTTATTTAACTCTGTTTTGGCTAAAGAACTTAATCGTGTTTCATTCATATTTTGATCATCTGATTGTGGTTCATATATCCCCCAAATATAGCGCATAGGTAGGTTGAATTGACTTTGCGCTTCGTCATCTGTCACAACTAGCTCTAAACGCTTCCCTTTGTCATTTTCAGGTCCCACAGCAATTAATGCTGTTTTGATTTCTGACATATCAATCTTCCTAGTTAACCCGACTAAATCTTTACCATATTCAATTTCTTTACCTTTGAATAAGCTGTTTTTCTTTTTGAGTACTACATATCTACCTTTGACGGTATTAGAGCTAAGCTCAATATAAAAATCTAAAACCATTTTATAGGTTGTACATAATTGCTTTAAAACTTCATATCTAGTTTGATAAGAAGTCCATGACGTAGTACGTAAGCCATCGTATTCGGTTTGTTCAGAAACTTCCCAACCTGTATCGCTCAACACATCTTTCAATGCTTCTGAAGTTGTCTTTTTCTCAAATTTTCCTGGTGCATACGGTTTAGCTGTTGTTATATCAGCAAGATAAGACGCTATACATTCTATCTCTGTGTAGCCGTCCATCGTATCTTGAACCCAGTTAATAATAAATTCACGCCATTGTTTGTTTGAATCCCTTATAATAACACGATGTCGTTCACGGAACTTTTCAGCTCTTTCTGATGATATGAGCAGTTCAAGCATTTCTGAATTGTCATTAACATTACGTTTATGAATCGCTCTAACTAAGGAAGGGTCATCAGTAGAAAGGAAATCTATAATCTTGTCGTTAAAATCTAAAACATGTATCACACTCTCATCTCCTTTCTATAAATATCTATCTTGCCATTTAACCGTCGTATCAAAGACGTTTTCAGGTTGTATGATTAATTCACTGTACCCAGAATCAACATTGAAATAATTACTTCCAAACGATTTCTCGCTCAACATTGGTTCCTCATTGATGACAACACTTTTTGCTTGCATATCTATTTTCACTAAATCACCTTTTTGTATAATGACATCCCTTGCGCCTTTCGGTTTCGGTAGAATCTCCGTATTGAATGAACCTAATCCATTCATCTCCATCCACTTATAACCGTTATACTTCGCACTATAGATAGCTATGATAGAAGCTGGACGCTGATAAAACTTACCGCCATCTATCCACTCTTTCTCATCCATATCAATAGGTTTACGTCTATCTGGGTCTTTAATGTGATCAAATTTCCAAGTTTTAATAGAAAATTTATTACCTACTCTTCTGAGCCGCATATAAACAACGATTCTGTCCAAGTTATACATTATCGGTTTATTCTGATAGTCGTATATCTTTTTGGGGTCTCCTTTTTGGTTATACAACGTAACAACAATATGTCCTATTTTTCTATCATGATATTTATTTTCATAACCAATAGAAGCAAGTAACTTACCATCACTATCATAAATATGTTGTGCTGTTCTTCCGGCACCTTTACCTTTTTGTTCAACAATACATTTATAGGTAATTTGAAAATCTGTCATCGCTTTAGGGAGCCCTCGTTTCGTGCCAGCACCAACCCAACCTTTTGCATCAGGAAAATTAGTTGCTTTATATCCTTCGCCAAGATTGGATATCACAAAGTCACCGCCGACCTTACCACCTAAGTCATTACTTGGAATATCTTCAGTAATCATCTTAGTCCAACCTTTGAAATCACGAAACTCACTATGATAAACAGGAGGCATGTAATCCTTAACTTCTTTGGTTACCTCATCATCACCAACCATAAAATAATCTTCATCATTTTTAGTAATCATAAAGTAACTAGATGGTTTAATTGCTCGGGCTTCAACAATTAAAGGAGTGTCAGCAGTCCCACTATTTACAACTGAAACTTGGTCTGAAATCGCAGTATTTTTATTTCCTGTTACTGAATATTTGTAAGGGTCTGTTAGTACTACTTTGATAGTGAACTTCACTGAACCTCTTGGGTTTTTCGGTAATTTTAATGGACCATCAAAATATGCAAACCAATACCAGTTTTGAGATTTGAATTTAAGTTTTTTAGGTGTTAAATCTTTAATATTGAAGAACTTGACCAATGCTTCTAATATATCATCGTGTGTTTTTTCTCCACCTGGTGACAATTTTTCGTTTCGAATAATTAATGGTAAATCAAATTCGATATCATTTAAATAACGATTCTTAACAATAGATCCCGCTCTACCTTTTACGTTTTCTTTTTCAGTAACAAAATTAAAAGAGGGTATCTCGAACCCTCTTTGCACAACCAGCCATCCAATTGTTTTATTGTCTATTTGAATTGTATCTTGCATTAGATTATCGTGCCTCCTCTTCTAAATCTAACTCTTGTAGATTCGTGACGCTCTCGTTTATCGATAGAATTATTTACCTCATCTTCAAACACATACTTATTAATAACTGGTTCGTAATCCTTATCTGCAATAACTTGATTAGACTCAACCAAACTAACCAAACAATTAATAACCGCATCTAGTTTATTCTCCAATGTATAAATATAGTTTGTATCACTATTACTTATACTTGGATTTGGTAAGTTGTTTGGTCGCTTATTTTTAGAGCGGTTATCAATATCGTTAGCAGCTAAAGCTAATAATTTGTGTGCTTCGTTCGCTCTACTTGGATCAGTAGGTATTATCCACTCTGGATATCCTTCTTCCCCTAAGTGATACAATCCGTTATAGACTTTGCCACCAGTAGCATATGCGTAATCACCAGCGCGTTTGAACGCAGCTCTCCATGAGCCTGTTCTTGGTACCCATTTACCCACAATATATCTCATAGCCGATATAGCTTGATGAGTTGGGTTGAGAGGATTATTGTAACCCGACTTTGCGTACGCTCTAAATGAAGGATCTATCATTTGGAACATACCTCTTGAAGGTATACCAGCTCTTGCGTTGCTATCCCAATTATTGACTGCATTAGCTGTATAATTGGATTCACGACTCGCAACACGCATCATCTCGTTAGTAATCCAACTCGCCTTATACCTTCCTCCTAAAATATTTTGAGCAGCCTTAATAGCTCGTCTAGCATTAGCTGCACCATTACCACCGGGTGTACTTTTGCCGCCCCCATTATTCTTTCTTAACCACGGTAACGGGTCTCTATGTCTTCCATTCCAACGCATCTCATAATGTAAGTGAGGTCCTGTACTAAACCCCGTATTCCCCGATATACCAACAGTCTGGCCGACCCTAACTTGTTGACCAGTTTTAACTTTATATTTAGATAAATGTGCATAAATAACTTCTAAGGCGCCCTTTACAATTTTCACCCATTTTCCATAACCACCATTATGAAAAGGCATAACTTGTGCTCTACCATTAATGGTTGATGGAACAGGTTCGTAAATGTAATCAAAATCCAGACCTTCATGGAATGGGCGTCCGGTTTCTCGTGTATAAGCAGCAGTGTGACCGTATAAGTAACGTAATTTACTCATATCTAATACACCGCCATCACCCGACTCTGCGAAAGCATCCTCAAGCCACTTGATTGCACTTTTCTTAATCTTAGACCATGCAGCTTTTGTTATATCGCCAGCAATACCCATACCTTTAGTTAGAGAACTGAAATCAACTCCAAACGCTTGAAGTACATAATTTAAAAGTTTGCCTGGATTATCGATAAAGTCCATGACATCACCAACTTTATCGCCAAGCCACTTTGTACCTTTACCTATTTGATCTTTTGTCCAGTTAAATGCCGATGATGCACCGGATTTAATATCTTTCCACATAGTACCTATGCTAAATCTTGGAAGCGTTCCATTTAACATTGAATAAGTTTGTGCGCCGTTATATACTTTTGAACCTTTAGGTAAGTACGCTGTCGTATCTGTATTAGGCGTAAGTACCCGTTTGCCATTAGGGAATTCAATCATTTCATTTCTGAAACCATTCGGACCATTTCCACGTCCTTTATCCCCAACCGTAGCGAACGTATCCCGCGCAATCTTACCGTTCTTAACTAATCTTGTAGTAGTATGCGTATGTTCAGTACCAGTGTGTAACTTCGGTATTTTGTCCATACCCAACTTACCACCGACCCAGTTTAAACCTTCAATTAATTTATTAAGACCTCTTTTAACAGCGTCTACCATACCACCGATATGATCTTTAATTTTACCAATGATAGATTTTAAACCGTCACGCATGCTTCCAAAGATGTTACGCACTCTATCCCATAAGCGACCAGCTATACCTACAGTGTTATCTTTAATAGAGTTCCAGATGTTTGACATCCAATTTCTTAATTTAGTAAATATATCTTTCGTCGCATTCCATAAACTTGTGAATTTAGACCTTACACCCGTAAATAACGAATGAGCCTTGCCGACGGTATTGCTTTTGATATTATTCCACGTACTAGATAACCAGTTTTTCATATTAGTGAAAATAGATTTAACACTATTGAATAAGAAACCAAAAATACTTTTTGTTGCATTCCAAATTGCCGATAATGATTTCTTGAAAACGCCTATTATAGCAACCCATATAATAGTTATTAAACCTTTAAGTAATCCACCAAAGTATCTCACTACACCTAGAATTTTACCTACAAACCACAGTTGTATTAAATTCCAAATTAACTGCACAGTACCTTTCAGTATCATTACAATGCCGTCCCAAACGCCTCGCCAGTTTCCTGTGAAAAGACTAGAGAACACTTTGATAATACCCAAAATAATATTAATAGCCCCTTGTATTACACCTTTGATATTTTCCCAAGTGCTGACAATCAAAGCTTTAACCGCCGGCCAAATAAATTGCATCACTTGCCAAATCGCAAACATGATTGGTTTAATAATAAAGTTAAAAATAAATTCAAAGGTTGCTTTAATGAAACCAGCTATATTTTGCAAAGCTTGTGTTATTTCTGAGCCGTTCTCTTTCCAGAAAGAGGCTAATTGAGCGCCTATCTCTTTGGCGAAACCAACGATTGCATCAACTACTTTAAAGAAAGTTGTTCTAATCGTATTAACTACATTTTGTATTCCTGCTACAGTTTCGGGCGGAAATATCTTCTCTAGGGTAACCGCGCCTTTACTATCACCTTTGAATAAATCAAAGAAACCTTGTAACGCTAGTTTAGCTGCTTTAAATGCGTTTGCTACACCAGAGATTGCCTGATTTACAATATTTCTAAAAGTTTCTGAACGTTTATAAGCTTGATAGAAAGCTATGCCAATACCAACTAATGCACCTACAATTAATGTTATAGGCAACGTTAAACTTGATATCGACACACCTAAAATCGGAAATAGTTTAACAAGTGATGCGATTTTAGTTCTTAAAAACGCGAATAAACCACTAGCTTTATTAACGTTTATTAACAAGGGTCCTAAAACTGTCATTGCATTCCCCATCACGCTGATAAATAAACCGAACATAAAAACTAAAGGACCTAAAACTGCTACAAATAATCCAAACCCAACAACCGCTAATTGAATTGACGTTGGTAATTTAGTAACCCATGTCACTACTTTGCTAAAAGCACTTACTATAATCTTTAGTGCTGGTTCTATTCTGTCATAAATCGTTAAGGCTAGTTCTTCTAATTGCGACCTTAAAGTTCTTAATTTCCCACCTAAACCAGATTCCATTGTATCGGCCATTCTTTTAGATGCGCCGGTAGATGAATCTATAGATTTGGTTAACTTTTGATAGTCTTCATCAGAAGCATTTATAATCGCTAATGCTCCTGACATCGCTTCTTTACCAAATATTGTAGCTGCAGAACTAGCTTGTTGGTCTTTTGAAAGATGTTTAAATTTTTCCCTCAGTTGGTCTAAAAGCTTTCGCATAGGAATCATTTTCCCATTACTATCTGTAATAGATATTCCTAAGCGTTCCATTTCATTCCCCATAGCTCTAGTTGGACTTGAAAGATTGGTGAACATTGTTCGTAACGCTGTACCTGCTTTTTCACCTTTGATACCAGCATTACTCATTAAACCTATCGCAATAGATGTATCTTCAATCGTGTAACCTAACGCACCTGCTACAGGAGCGACATATTTAAAAGCTTCTCCGAGCCCTCTAACATCCGTATTTGCCTTCGAGCTAGTTTGTGCTAAAACGTCCGCAAAATGACCACTATCCTTTGCTTTTAAACCAAATGCCGTTAGTCCATCTGTAACAATGTCACTTACTGCTCCCAGTTCTTCGCTAGATGCTGCCGCTAAATCCATAACTCCGCTTAAACCTTCCATCATTTGCTTAGAATCCCAACCAGCAAGTGCCATGTAATTTAATGCTTCAGCCGAATCTGATGCACTAAATTTTGTTGTTGCACCCATTTCGCGAGCCTTTTTCTTCAAAGCTTCAAACTCTTCCCCAGTAGCACCTGAAGTTGCTTTAACTTTTCTCATACTGTCATCGAATTCAATACCTTTTTTAGCTGCTACAGCAAACCCAGCAACCACCGGCGCAGTTACATACATAGTCATGTTACGGCCTACATTTTTCATACTGTTACCAATTTCTTGAAGTTTAGGACCAAAATTATTAAAGTTGGTACCAAGTTTTCCCATTGCAGTATTTAATGCTTTCTGCTCTCTTTGCATGTCTTTTAATTCTTGTGTGGCTTGGTTTAACTCTCGCTCATATTGGTTTAATTTAGCGTAAGCTTCATTGTATTTAGCAGCCGCAGCTTGTGTCTTTGCACTGTTTTCACCAGTTTCTTTACTAAGTTTGTCATAACTATCTTTCAGCTCTTTAGTAATCTGGGCTTGAACTTTTTGTTTTTTACTCAAACCTTCGACTTTTATCTTCGACTTTTCTAATGAATTATCATATCTAGAAAATTGTGATAAATTAGCCGAAAGCTCACGCGAAACCATTTTCATTTGCCTATTTAAACCTGTCACACCTCTATTGAATCCAGAACCATCTAAATCAACCTTTATGACCATATTACCTATAGGATTAGGCATTTAAAAACCTCCTTTCTTCCAAGATGTAAATAAAAAATCAACCTTTAAAGGCTGATTAAAAAATATCTTTAAAACTTTTCGCAGTTCGCTTTGTTTCAATCTTCGATTCGACAATGTCTAAAAAGAAGTGTATCGGCATGTTAGCCACTTTTTCTGCATCCATGCCTTTTTCTATCAAATCTTTAGCTATTTTCCTGTAATTGTTGTAGACAGCTTCAGGTGTTAAATCTTCTTTTCTTATTTCTGATTCTCTGTCACGAACTTTTTTGTATCGCTAGGTTCCCCACCTGTAATTCGTCCAATTAACTGTCCAATCTTTTCAATACCTTCTTGACCATTTGGTAATCCTTTTTGAAGTTCTATACTGGTAAATTGATTATCAAAAGCTTCAACGATGAAATCCAAAACTTCTTCTAATACTTCCATTTGTACAGCCATGTTGTTTTCGTATTCTTCTTGCTTGTTTCTGTATTCTTCCTGTTCTGTCACACTTAAGTTATTAAATTCTTCTTCTGTTAGATCTTTAAAATCAGCCCCCTTAAAGGCTTTGTTAAGTTTCAAACCTAATTTTGAACCTTGAATTGTTTCAAACAAAGTAATAATCGGCTTCGCTAAATACTTTTGATATTGCGGCTTTCCTGTTTTTGTAAATCCTGTAATTAATTCAATTGATGTACGTTCCATTATTAAATTCCTACTTTCTTTTTAATTTGGCCAAAATAAAAAGAGGGCGTTAAGCCCTCAAAACTTACATTTCTAAATTAGATTGTACTGTAATTTGCACAGTATCAGTTTGCTTTCCTGCAGTCGCTGTAACGGTCGCATTACCTTCCGCCAAACCTTTAACGAGGCCAGTTGATGTTACGCTAGCATACGTTTGCCCCTCAGTCACTGCATAAGTTACTTTCTGTCCAGATGGTTCGGTTGTGGCTGATAGTTGTTTAGTAGCATCAACTTTAACTGTAACTTGTTCATCAGTGACGTTTACAGAAGTGACTTCAACTTTTTCTGTTTTTTTCATTTCTTTTTCTACAGGTTCCATATTTTGTTCTCCTCGACTAGACATGAATTCATCATAAGTTTTACCAAATGTTTCCATGAATACATAATCGCGCCCTGTAGTGCTTCCTTTTTTATCATAGCCAGTAACATGCGAGCTCTCATCAAACAAACGATCAATAAAATTGCCTTCTACGTCGTCATTCTGGAATTCAACTTTATCTTGTTTTGTTTGCCCTTTGATGCTTGAACGAGTGAATTTACCTTTGAACAAGCCAACCCATTCTGAAGACTCATCATGATTACGTCTTTCAAATACAATCGCTACATCTGGCGGGATATCCTTAGCTCCATATTTATAACCACCTACACCTTTTTTAGCGCCATTCAAGAACGCCTTATCGTCAGCAGGAACAGTAACAAATGTTGTCTTAACACTTAGTTTACCATTAGATACAGCAGTTGCTGCGACCATATCATCCCCATAATCTTCCTCGGTATCTTGTGGACGGTCTACTTCAATTTCTTTTAAGAAACGAATACGTGTGCCAGCTCCAGTTTCCCATTCATTTTCTGTATCTTTTAAAATAGGTGCATAATAAAAGTTTGATACCCCAATTGCGATACCCGAAACTCCTGTATCTGCAAAATGTTGTAAGTTTAATTTTAAAAATCTTGGTGCTTGTTTCAATTTTTCAATCATTTAATTTTCCTCCAATTTCATTGATAAAATCGAGCCTTTTGCTCTTATAATATGTCTGAATGACATGACGTCACTCTCGTATAACGGTTCTCTGTAATAACATTGAAAATTTATCACTTTGAGTAACTCAACAATTTTTTCTGCTTGCTCGTTCGGTTCATCTTGAGACCACCAAACATCAATTTGGTAATGGTATTCTCTTGAAATCTCGTTATCATCAGCGTATGTGTCAGGATTGAACGGTAAGGGATATATACGAATAATAGGCTTGTCAGTTTTTTCGTGAAAATGGTCATCTATAGTGTAGTTAAACACATTCACTTCATCTGTAATGTTATTTGCAATAATAGCGTTTCTAATTAATTTGGTAACATTAATCATTTTTGCAACCTCTTAGCAGTATCAAGCATTGTTTTTAAAACTTTGTTTTTCCCTTGCTTTTCTGTTTTTGTTATAAACAATTGTGGTTTTTGGTACATTGTTCCAAATTCTGTTGCATGAATACGATGTGAGACGCCTTTAGCGTAACCAATTGTAACGATTTTCTCACTTGTGTGTCTGTCTGTTTTCACATTAGAAACAGCTATGTGATCGCGAGCATGCTTTTTAGTATTCGCAAAAGGTGTATTACTTTTTAAAAGCGGGACTAATGACATAGCCCCAGCTTTGACAATTACATTACTATTTAAATTCATTTTTAAAACTGCATTTTTCAAACCTTGTTCGATGTTATTACTTTCAATTCTTGCCCCCATTAAATGACCACCTCGCCATAGATACGCAAATAAGATTTATCTTGATAATCTGGCTTTACATATTTGATGTTAAATCTTTGCCCTTCATGCAAGACGTAATGCTTATTTGTTGGTTTATAATCACCTCGTGTATCTCTGATAATAATAGTTTTAATGAATTTGCTACCTGTATTGAGATTCGTTTGAGTGTCGGATTCTTTAGATTCTTGAATGCAAGCGAAACAAGAGTATAATATTTTCGTCTTCGGTTTCATCGGATTTCCGTTCACTCTCTCGCTTACATCTTCACAAAAATCTATACGTTCATTTAATTTATTGGAATTAAATTTCATCATTTTCACTCTCCAAAAATTGCTCAAATGAACCTCTCAATTTATGCACCGTACTTAAAACCATATGTGGCGCAAGCGATAAATCCCTATCCAAATAAGCAATACGGTTTTCAAAATAGTAACTTGCTAAAGGGTATATAGCACGAGCAAATAGAGGATGACTTTTAAACCAATCAATATATTTACTTGGTTCATCCGTAACAGCGCTAGCTATTTCATGGAATGCCCAAGAGTAATATATTTCTAATAAGTCGTCCTCTGAATTGTGATCTATTTTGCAATGCTTTTTTAATAACTTAAGTTCCTCAGCTGTTAATTGCATTCAATCACCTATTCTTCTTTTACTCTTTCAAGTATTACTCCATGCTCTTTCAGCTTTTTGTTAACATATTCAGCACGTTTTACTGTCATTTCAACACGTTTACCTGACTTTAAATACTGGCCTTTTTCCAAGTCAGTATAAGATTTCTTCACTTCATACATTGCCATAGTTTATCACCTCTTTATAAAGTATCGAGCGCTTATTATGCTTCTAAGCCAAGATCGCCTTCACCGCGTTCACTATCATCATATTCAATCACAATTGCTGATTTATAATCTAGAATTCTACAGTCTTGACGTACAGCAATCATTAAACATTCTCCGAAATGCATGTAGTCAGTCCATGATGCTTGGTATTGAGAGCGGTCAAATAAAACAATCGCATCTTTTAAGTTACCGATAATCAAAGTGTTATTACCTTTTTGCCCTAGTACTTCATCAGGTAAAATTTCGATTTTAGCTCCTAATAAACGCTGTTGCGTTTTTTCTTTAACATCTGGCTGGATTAAATAGTTTCCTAGCTTATCTTTCATTTTGTCTAATTTTGCAAACATAGTTTGCGAAACAATCGCAACATTATGTTCGTAATTTGGCTTAACATTCAGGTTAATAGCATCTTTAATATCATCTAAAGATTTTGCTTTTTTAACTTCTAATTTCTTGCCTTCTTTTTCAAAACCTGAACTTGTAGAACCCGTTGATCCTTTAGTGATAACATCAATAATTGCTTTGTTTCGTGTTGCTGCAATAGTTCGCGCCATCCATAGTTTCAATTCTTGCAAAACATTCACTTTTGCATCTTCGATTGCTTCACGTGAAATTCGGAAGTAACCACGGTGTGTATTAATGTCATATGCTAATTGGAAGAATGGTTTAACTGCTAATTCAGGGTTTTCTTCTAATTCTTCAACTTTTTCAAGGGCTGCAACTTCTGATTGTCGTACTACCGGATATTTACCAGAACCATTTGTAACACGTTTGACCGTCACATACTTATCAAGATTAAACTCAACCTCTTTTAATTTTAAAATATCTGTAACAATTTCCTCTGGAATAACTACAAATCCTGAGTCTGTTTTTAACGAACCACCTTGAATATCATTGCGTGTTTCAAGATATTCAGTAAAATCTCTAACTTCTTGTGATGTTACCTTTGTGTTTTGAATCGAAATACCTAAATCATTAATGTTTGCTTGGTTTCGATAAGTACGTGCTTCGTTTACTTCCACTGATTGTTGATTGTTTTCTGAAGTTCCATCTTTTTCTTTTAGCTTATCTAATTCTTCTTGTTTTTCTTGGATTTGAGAACGTAAATCAGTAATTTCTTGTTCTAATTTTTCTGCTTTTTCTAACTCATCGTTATTAAGTGCTCTCGTTGCATACTTCACCTTTAAATCAATTTGTCTTTTAATGTCTGAAATCTCAGATTGTAACTCTTCTTTTGTTTTCATTTAATTTCCTCCTAAAATTGGCATAAAAAAATAGACATCGCTATATTCAGCATGTCCAATGGCTGTATTTGATAATGGTGTTCAACTTCACCAAATACTATTTAATATAGAGTGTTTCTTTAGTCTTATTTCTAATTCTTTTTTACGTTGTTCTTTTTTAACGGTTTCAATACTACGTAATGCTGGTTTAACATCAGTGTCTTTGTAAGCCGGATAAGTCACTACAGAAACATCTGTAAGTTCACGAATTGCTGTTAAAGTACGTTTGTAAATGTTTTCTTGTTCATCAAAACGCACTTCATCGCCTTTATCGTCAAGCATAAAACCAAACGAACATTGATTGATGTTGCCTACACGCATGTTCTCATATAAATCACGTGCAAATGTTGTGTTTGGTAACTTACAACGATATTTAAGTCCAACATCATCAGTTTCGAGCTCCAAAGTACCCGATTTTGTCCTACCAATTATTTGCGATGGGATATGATCTACTAAACAACGCACATCAGATAAATCAGTGTTTTCTAAAGCGCGACGTGAAATCGTTTCTTTGAATCCACCAAGATTTTCAGACCAAGTGTCAAACTTTAACGCATACCCCTCTATGACCATTTCGTTGTTATCATTTGAGCGTACCTCAATAATGTTGCCAACTCTCGTTTCCTTACTCATTTTCCTCACCACCTTTCAATTTTTTATCAGTAGCTCTCGATTTATTCATCTGATACTCATCTACAAGTTCAATATTTACATGGTTTAAATCGACTCTGTGAATGCTACCATTACCGCCTGGTATTGGCGCTAATCCATCACGTTGTCTAATTTCATCGATATTCATCTTTCCAGAATCAATGTTAATTTTGTCAATTTCAGCTTGTGTTTTTTCATCAACAACTCGTATTTCAGTGGTATCAAATTTAAATTCACGATTCACATATTCATCATTAAACTTAAAATTCAATTCTGCACAAACGCATGTAATATAAGGTTTTAAAGTTGATAAGTAATCTAAATTAGCATCCGTGATACTCATGTTCGCTGTTTCTATGCCGAACTTATGCAATGGAATACCAAATACACCTGCTATTTCTCTTGTTGATGATTTGTTTTCTCTGATAAGCTTTAAAACTTCTGTATCAACTTCTAATTGATCAAACGTCATTGATTCATCGAGTACGACAACTTTCCCAGCTTGTTTAGTTCCACTAAAACTTTTGTGGAATTCTTCTCTGGCACGGTCTCTTGCTTTTTTATTATCTAATACACCTTTCATTTTCAAAATACCACCAGCATGTGTGCCATTTCGCAAGAAATTATTAAGGAAATCTTTTCCATTGTTATCTGATTCTATCGTGCGACTTAATGTGTCTAACAGTGACAAACCATTTATACCGTCCAACGAATAAAATTTGATGTCTAGCATATCCTCAAACTTAACATTACGTTCTATATTATTTCCGTTACTGTCTATCCTTTGATGAAAATAATACAGTCGACCTCTTGCGTCTGATTTCAATTCTATTTCGGATGTCTTTCTGAACGTTAAATTCATAGGTTCTCCTGTTTTATCACGTGTAATTTCAATATAGCCGTGCGATGTTAGTAAGGCACTAACAAACACTACTAATTTGAATATATAGCCGTTATACATTGGGTTAGGACGTGTATTTAACAAATTAACAATCCTGTCACTATAATTAATTTGGCCGTTCACTGTCACCCTAATTGGCATGCGCGCCAAATCAGAAGCAATCATCATAACTGCAGTAAAGATGTCGCTATGCCTAATTGCTTCTATATCTTTATATTGTCGTAATTTTGTTCCTTGAAAACCTGGCAAAGTTTGAACCATCATTTGCAAATCATCTTCGTTGTATTGCAAGTCTCGTTTTTCATTTTTATAAAAAATCCCCACAACTACTAACTCCTTTCTTGATTGCTTTCATGATTTAAAATCAACGAAATAACAATCAGTGTTATACCAATGCATAAAAGTCCTATATTTTGACCGAATGCTTTATACACAGAAACATTAACCACAAACAAACCTAATAAAAAAAGGATGCTAACCAAATTAGCAACCAAGAAATTAAAAAAGACATTTATTTTATTCAAGTCCATTTTGTCACCACCTTTAAAATCCGAATTCTTCGCTTTCATATTTCTCCGTCCAATTTTCTTGGAATTCGTGCATTCTAGCTTCAGTGAAAGCTGTGATAATCGAAATAATCGGATCTATTTTTTGACGATTCATTTTTTTATTTATTTTCACATTGTCTTCTCCGTCACGAATCAAAACGGCATTATTAACTGATGTTGTAAGTAACATATTATCGTTATGCTGTATTCTTTCATCTGCAACCCACATTCTAAATTCTTTAATAGATTGTGATAACGCCTTAAAACTTTGTCCCACTTCAATGAGTGGCCAATCTAAAGCCATTGATTCGATTGTTGTTATAAAACTTTGCGCATTCCAAGGGTCATAGCAAACAGCCTGTACATTCAGGTCATGCGTCGTTATAAATTTCACTATAAAATCGATAACTTGTTTATAATCAATCATGCCGCTATCTGATTGTGTAGTCTCAGCTTCGCCACGTTCAATCGCTAATTCATAATTTATTTTGTCTCTCTTAGATTTTTGTTCTAAGTTTGTTCTTAATCCAATGAAAGAATGACTATGTAAAAACACTTTTTTATCGTCGTTAGGGAAAATAAACCCTACAGATGTTAAGTCATCCAATCTCGATAAGTCGACACCTATATACACATCTTTACCATTGATATTAGGCATAGGCGTTATTACTTGTTCCCAATCTGAAATATCTAGCAAGCTATCTTCTCTTTGCGCTTGCCATAAATTGAAGTTTTTAATCAAAATCTTATGATATGATGTCCCTTTTTCTAATTCGTCTTGTATATCAGCTTTTACATTTTGAAGTATAGTTTTTCTATGTTCTTTTGATTCTAAAAGCGGCATTGCTTTAATCCACTTTGTTTCATCTTGAACTTCTTCTTGTGAATCCATTTCAGCACAATATACAAAGTAATTATCAGCTCTTACTTCTTCATTTAAAATACGTTTAATATACTTATACTCTTGGTACATTTGACTATTTAAATTGTCTCCGGCCGTTGAAACAAGTAGGGTTAAAGGATTTTTTTGTAATGTCATACCTGTTTTAAACCTTGAGTACATCTCATCATCAGGCATACTTGCCAATTCGTCCAAAATAGCAACTGTAGGATCTTTACCATCAACCGCATCTGGGTTATTGGAAAGAGGTGCAAACACTGAACTACTTAATACATCTTCAATGTCTGTCTTTCTTACGTCTGTTTTTTCACGGATAAACTTGCTTTTACTTCGCATTAGGTTTACTTGTTGGCTTGCCATCTTGAATATTGTTTGCGCTTGCTTATAAGTAGATGAAGCTACATAAATTTGTCTATTAAATTTAGGGTATTGTCCAAACAACAGTTCGTTAACGGACATTCCCGATACGATTAGAGACTTACCTTGTTTTCTAGCCATACTTATATAAGCTTTAGTAAACATTCTGTATTGACCTCTACGCCAGCCGTATAAGCTCCCAACAATGAATTTCTGAAACTCCATAAGAGGCATGGGCTGGTTTGTTTTAGGGTCTGGAAGCATTTCCACAAATTTAATTGCTTTGTTAGACAAATGATTATCCCAATGGCAACCATTCGGCGGGTTCTCCATAAAAGATAGGTGACGTTTACATACTTGAATATTCTTCAAACTTGCCAAAATTTCTCCTGAAACTACCTTTTTTGCGTATTTAGTAACATAATCAGTCATTACTAATCACTCACAAATTCCATATATGGATCATCATCTTCTTTTTCATCAGGAACCATAATACGCAATCGGCTATCAATAGTTAATCCTAAAGTATTAGCTGTTTGTTGCAATCGAATACCCGCTTTTTCCTTTATGTTGAACGCCGGATTAACCTTTTGATTTCCTTTGTCGTCTTCTAAAATCAAGTCTTCGCGCTCTAAAATCAAACTTGCTTTAACAAAGTCACTATAAAAACTACAATATTGTGCTAATTGTGCTTTATCTAAGTTGGAAATTGGCAATTCTTGCATGTGCGGTAATATTCTTAAGTATTCTTGTTTCGCTATTTCATCTAAAAAGTGCGGTGGTTCAGTATCGATTTTAGAAAATTTATTTAATTGAGCTTCTTGACGCTCTTTTTCAATAATTTCTTCTTTTGTATAATTCTTGTTCGAATTTGACAAAAGCTTCTTAGGTCTACCCGCCATAAATTAGCACCTCCTACTAAAAAAACTTAAATAAAGGGAATTTTTTGAGAAGAAAACTCTGCTCCGTTCTCCAGAACCTTTCATTGACGCCCGTTTCATCTTTGGGGGGACTTCCTATTTTTATCTTTTTTAATATTTCTTCAAATCTTCTTTTGTCTTTTGGTTATGGCAAGCATCACACAAAGGCTGTAAATTACTTTTGTCTAATCTTCTTGCCCAATCAATTTTTGTTGGTACAATATGGTCAACCATAGTCGCTTGATTGCCACAAGAAACACAAATAAAATCATGTTCTAACAATACAATTCGACGCATGTTTTGCCACGTTTTCGATTTATAAAATCTTAAATACTCTGGATCGTTTCGACGTCTCAAATCATTGTAATTTTCATTTGCATATTGCTTGTGTTTATCACAATAACTTTCATTATGATTAATCAATACATTACATGTTGGATGACCACATCGCTTCATAATAGACAATGCACATCACTCCTTGTCGACTTTCTTAACATCTTGCACAGTTACTTGTCTATCATCTTTATCATTGCTAATTAACAATAAGTTTCCTATCGATCCATCAACAAGATACTTACTACCTTGAAACAATACTTTGTCTCCTTGTTTTATACCATTGTCTAAATTGATAGTCTGATTAGGTTTATTCATCAAGATAGTGTTAACACTATGACCAGCTATCTCATCCAAGTTAATACCTAACACGTTAGTAAGATTAGCTATATTCCACAATGCTTCGCTAAGTTCATTTATCATAATTCCTTTATCTATCGGTACATTACAAAACATATGCTGTTTAATTAGATCTGTAACATTGCCTGTAGATTGAGTTAAACCTAAGCCGTAACAAGTAATAGATTCATTTAAATTCAATTCATCATTGTGTGTACGTGTAGCTATCTCTTGGTACTTTGATATCTCCATTCTCCACCTCTTGTTTATAAAAATAAAAACCCTCACTTAATGTGAGAGTTCAAAAGAAATATAAATGTTTTGCTACACAGCAATTATAATAAAAAACAATATGTAGCATCAAAATTAGTCCGAACTGTACGATGTGTCCGAACTGTACGATGTGTCCGAACTGTACGATGTGTCCGAACTGTACGATGTGTCCGAACTGTCGGTTTCTTGTTGCAAGTTATAAAGTATATTTACTATATCTTTTACTCTAGAATAAAAATTGTCTCTGCCTATATCAAGAATGCTCATGATCCTATTATGGCTTTCTCGTTGTTTTAACATTTGTAAAATATGATAATCTTTTTCATTCGTGATGTATTCTTCATATTCATCAATGAACGCTATCTTCTTAATCAAGTAATCGTACTTTCTAAGCGCTTTGTTTTTGTTTATAACTTTCACTAACACTTTATTGCTAGTCGTGCCTTTAGCTTTTGGCATCGCAGATTGATAACCATATTGTGCAATTGATGTACTTTCGTTATCGTAGACTTTACTGTCTATTATGTTCTTCATCCACTTGTAGTTATCTATCATTTCACGTATTTCTTTCCTGTTATACATGCAATACCTCCGATAATATAAATTACTTTTTAATATCGTTATTTATTCGCTTCAATTCAATCCTGTATTCTTCTAACCCGTTGTATCCCTTAGTTTTAACTACTTCATCAAGTAGATAATCATTCATATATCTGAGTGCTTGTATCTCTCTTGCACGATCACTATTAATACTGATACAAACTAATAGCAATATAGCAAATACAATAGTCATAGTAATCCACATCATTTAAATCTCCTCTTGTTTAAATTAATAATAATTCTTTCTTTTATCGAAGTTCTGTTTATTTTAAACTTTTGACTAAACTGTTCTTCAAATTTATCAAGATAAAGATTATAATCGTTTATTTTTCGTCGGTACTCTGAAGTGATAAAACTATCAATATGATTATAAGCTCTATTTTCATTCATTTTATTAATTATATTTTTTAAATAAGATATATCTTTTTGATATTCATTTATAATAGCAATTGTTTCCATAACAAAAGAAGGATTAAAAAAAATCTGATTTGTACTAAATTCATTGTTGAAACTCATCTTAAAATCTTCCATTGCCTTAACTCTATTTGATAAATTAATCATTTGTCTAAATCCAATAACATTTTCATACGCTTTTTTACTTTGCTTATCTAAATTATTAAAGACTTCAATATCAAAAAAATCTAAAAATTCATGCTGTTCTGTTGGAATAATATAAGCTCCAATCATCTTTTTAGCCTTTTTAAAACAATCTAAATATATCGGATATATTTGTTCTAAATTGATTTTTTTACGTTGTAAGTTAGAATCTGTAAAATACCTAAAAATCTCTTTAACTGAATAAAGCACAACACCTCCTGCTAAAGTATATATGCTTCCTATTATTTGCTCGTTCATTTTTATCTACCTCTTTATAATATTTTCTGAAAAGGAATCTATAATTTTATACATACCAAAAATTCCTAATGCATTTATTATCACTCCATCATCAATAATATATATGGATATTAAGAAAGCAAACAGCAAAACGATCAAATCATAAATAAATATTCTCATTATTCACTCACCTCCGCTCGAAAGACGTAATCACTCGGCGCCTCTACATCATCATTAGCCGTCATCATAATATATACTTGCTCCGTTACATACTTACCTAGCTCATACATTGCTAGTAAGAATATTAGTCTTAATATTTGTTTAATCATCATTGTCATCTCCTGTATCAATCAAAAAAAGTACCTGTCTCAACATACTCTTTAACTGTTGTTCATTTAGACTGGCTAACATAGGGCTGTAAAATTCACTATCTTCATCTTTAACAGTTTTAATAAAACAGCCTTCAATCTCAGCTTTTTCTTCTGGCGTTCCATTTTTATACGTCTTAAATACCTCGGTGTGCTTTTCTNACAGTTTTAATAAAACAGCCTTCAATCTCAGCTTTTTCTTCTGGCGTTCCATTTTTATACGTCTTAAATACCTCGGTGTGCTTTTCTGGTAATTTCATTTTAGGTGTATTAAACATTATTATCTCCCCTCTTTAATGATTTTATTTCTTTTCGAACAAAGAACCTAATACTTCTTCACTAGGTCTTTCGAATAAGGTCACTTTAGAATTATTAGTGTAGTAAACAATAGGTGTATTTTGTGACTCATATTTCTCTTTCGCTTCTTCTTTACTCTCTGCCTCAACAACTGTAAACGTCTGATTATCTCTAGCAGCAGTAAAATGTTCATGTGGTTGTCCTGTTGAATCTTTGAATGTTGTGACTAAGTATTGTGTCATTCCTCATAGCTCCTATTTATTTGATTTCAAAATCAACTTCTATTGGAATAACAACGATTTTATAACCTTCATACGATCTTTTGAGTTCATCAAATATTTGGCGCAAACCAATAACATTCATATTTTTACCCTGTAAAATAAATATCTCCTTATTCCAACCACGATATATAATTTTAGTGCGTTCTCTCACTTCCCCAAAACCTCCTTGACTCGATCTAAGATGTCTTTACACGTATCCTTTTCCTGCGTCTGCTGTTCCATCTTGTCTTTCATGATTCCTTTTCATTTTCTTTTTGTACGCGTCAATGAGTTGGTCGATAGAATATAAGTTGTAAGCAATATCTAGTGGTATAATAACTGCACTTAAAGGTTCTAAACCAACGTTTGATACATCTGACATAAAGTCCCAAACGGATTGAGATTCATTGTAAAGATACCCATCTTTTCTAAGAGTGCTTAATCCATATTCTAATTTTTCGTTCGTTACCTCTTGTTGATTTGCAATACTCAATCCAAACGCCAACATGTCAGCTAATTCATCTAACTGTACGTCTAACGGCTTACCTGGTTTCTTCTTCCAGTTCTTAAACGTTTCCAATGTATTAAACCATTCAAAGAATTCAACTACATATGCAATCTTGCTATCTCGTAAGTTCAGCGTCGGTATTCTATCGTCGAACTCTTTTTGTATTTGTAATAACTCTTGTAATTGATCAATTGTTAATGTGTTATTCATTTTCCTGTTCCACCTCTACATTAATTTCAAATTCATCACAATCAAATGGCACTTCCATTCTCGCAATATCATGAGCCTCAAATTCTGCTTCTTCTAAACTTTCAGCCTCGATAGCCTCTTCAATCATGCCAGTGTATGTGATTTGAACATTAAATTTTTTCATTTTCCTGCTCCTCCTCATATTTATAGACCACTTGCCCCGTCATAATCCCTACTGCTTCATCAAGATAAATATCTTCTTTGAGTGCATCTTGCATAGCATTAGGTAAACCCTCAAGTATTTCATCAAACGCTTGCGCTTTCTTATATACGTCCTCAATCTCTTTTAGTAATCCCTCTGTGTCATTACCGTTATACGCACTAGCACTGATCACTGATTGTTCAATTTGTTCGCGGTTATTCATTAGTGTCAGCCTCCATAAAAATTTTATTGTTTATATCTCCTCTAAAATAAAGTTAGTTGCTTCTGTTCCTCGTATTCCAAACCATGTTGCTTTATATATGTTTCGAGCTCTTCAGCAGTATCAAATGTCTTTTTCACGCCTTGCCAACCTGGTACGATATGCCCATGAAAGTAATAAGTGCCGTTTACTACATGGATATGTGCCACTCGTTCGTTATCCTGATACAGATATCTCTTAGATCCAAAGAATTGATCTAGGTATTCTTTGCGTGCGTTATCTGTCATGATCTACTTCTTAACTTTCACGAATATGTCGTTTTCCATCAGGTAGCACGCATAACGTCCTCTTGGATGTTTCTGAGGTACATTAAACAAGTGTGGCTTCTTTCTTCTTAGCTCAGCCTCTCTCTTTCGCTTTCTTTCCAATTTGCGTTCGAGTCTAGCTTGTTCCAGTCTTTCTATTGTTTTCTTTTCTCTGTACTCGCTTAAACGCGTACCTTCTGGTGCGTCCATTGCTTCATGTAGTTCCCAACCGTCTTTTACTCTCTTAGAAACCATTCCGGATGTTATACCGTGACTTTCAATTAACTCCATTTCAAATTTACTGAACCTATACGGTTTATCGTGTATCCTTACAATTCTTGCTGTTTTCGCCATTTATTCCACCTCTATATATGCATGTCTTATTGTTATGTTGTCATACTTTAGTAATTCATCCGGATTGTCATCTAAGCGCTTTGCTAGCATATCTTTTTCATCATCCACATCATCGAAATGATGATATTCAACTTCTGTAGGTATTCTTATATCAATCGTTGCATTTATATATGCTTGTTGTTGCATTAAATCACTTCATTTTTCTTTTTCTTTTACGTCTGACTTTCACTAAGTCCTCATATACCATCCATTCTTGACCTGTGTATTTAGGCGCTTTACATATCCACGTTAAATTCACATCTCTATACTGATATCTGAATATCTTCGCTTTGATGTTGGCAACTTCAGTCGCCTTACCTTTAACGTCTACAACTTCAACCAGTTTCCCTTCCTTCCACAAAGAGAAATCGGCTATATACGTAATCGGTCTTTGCTTCCCAAATTTAGGTTGTAGTTCGAATTTCGGTTGTAGTTCGATACGATCATAGTTAGCGCCATTCATATTACTTTCTAAATATTGGTAATATTCACACTCAACTTTGCTATCAAATACAATTCCTTTGTACTCAACTTTCTTAGCGTTGTATTTACTCATTGTGCACCTCTATAAACGATAATTGCGCTAGGAAAAGGAGCGCTGTTTTTACTATCTCCAAACTTCAGACGACCGCGTAGGAATCTTATATCATCAGCCTTATTAAAAATGTAATCATGCCAATATGTCGTGTCTGTTCTTGCGGGTATTAAACAAACTACCGTTGCGCCTTTCAAACTTTCTTCATAAGCCTTCTTGACCCAACGCTTAATACTTCGACCGTATGGCGGGTTCATAAAAACAATGTCCTCAGACCAGTCTTGAATTAACCCATTATCTTTTACTGTATAATACTTCCGGCATTTGGCGTTCTCGTCTGTTGAACAAGGATCTAATGTAAAACTGAATTCTTCGTTTAGGTCATCAAATAAATGTTGTGGTGTTGTCCACTCGTTTGTTTTACTACTGTAATGTACTTCCATGTGCCACCTCTAAATATCAAATATCGTTGCTTGTAAACCTAATTCTTGCTCATATAGAAGCCCGTGAGCGCCTTTAAATCGTTTTAGGTCACTATCAGTCATAATTTTCTTTTCGTCGCTGAAATGGGCTCCTGTGAGCGAATAAACTTCATTTACGTTGTCTTTATACTTGATGACTTTGATATCTTCCGTGCCATCTTCTCGGTATAAGTAATATTTTTCTTTCGGCATTTTTAACACTCCTTAATATTCGACGATTGCGGGTCTTTCTTCTTTTTCTTTCAACTTATCATCAATAAGTTTTTTAAGTTTCTCTTGGTCTCCGTTTGCAAAATCAATCATCTTTTGAGCATATACATCTCTACAATGTAATATTTCTTTTATATTTTGTTTTGTGATTACCACGCATCTCGCTCCCTGAAATCGTCTCCGATTACTCTTACTTTTCTTGCTCTTTTTTTCATTCTCGAATTTATACGTTGCCAGTTCATATTTTGATTTAGTTCTTTATCACTAAAGTTAGTTGTAAAGATGTTGTTTTTACCTACTCTGTTATCAACAATGCTGAAAAGTTTATTTATAGTGTGTTCTGTGTTTTCTACACCCATATCATCTAGTACAAGTAAATCAATCTCACTAAGTAATTTGACTAGTTCGTCTGTAGTCTCTACTGCATTTTTGTTGTATGTCGCTTTGATACGATCCATTAACATTGGTATATGCATAAAAGCAACCGTATGTCCTTTAGCTTTAACTGCTTTTGCGATAGCGTATGCTAGGTGGCTTTTACCAGTTCCGTATGAACCTTGCAATATTAATGATTTCGGTTCTTTTGTAGAGAAGCCTTGTACATACTCTATTGCTGTTTGTTTAGCGCGTACTTGTTTTTCATTTTGTGGCTTGTAATTGTTGACTGTTGCATCTCTTAAAGACGGATTAACGTTTGATTGATTGAATATGTTGTTTATCTTCCGTTGCTTGTTTCGTTTATATTCCTCATAAATTTCACATTTGCAACCGTCTTTATACTCGTAACCATTCGGGTGTTTTTTAGTAGGAGCAAACTTATATAAGTCGTATTCACTTCCACATCTCTCACATTTCAATCCTTTTTCGACATGAGTAGGTTGATATTTTTTTAAGCTTTCGTTTATCTTTTCGCTGAATAGTGGTTTCATAATATCCCTCTAATCCCAATAACTTTCGTCGTACTTCATGCGTTCTAATTGATCCGTGCCAGTTGGTTGTGCTTTTTGGTTGAGGTATCCCTCAAATTTATTACCAAAAAGCGTTTCTGGTCTAAGGTATTTATCGCTATCCGTGTTCAGCCACTCAGCTGTTTTGATATCAATCACCTTTTTAAAATCTTCCAACCTAAAATCTTGATTCCATCTTGCTTTAATAAAATCTTTTGATTTAGCTGTATTGTGTTTAAAATGCTTGCCCGCTTTTTTGTTTAAGTAATCAATAATTTCTTTATAGGGAATGGAAGACACCGTCGGGTTGCCCGACAATATACTTCCTTCATTATTAGTATTGTTATTATTAGTTAAATCATTATTAGTACTATTATTATTAGTAGTATGCGATTTACCATTAACGGTTTTTCCATTGTTGGTTTTACCGTTAACGGTTTTTCCAACGTTGGAAAATCGAATGTGGTGCGGTTGCTCATATACTAAGTACTCATAACCATTTAACCTACCACTTTTATCACGTTTTCTACTACGTTGAATGTATCCAATTTCTTCCAGTTCCTTGATTCCACTCTTTAAACCGCTAAGTCCATCAGTTGAATGTTGCTCTAGTTCTGTTTCGTAAATTTGCCAGTTATCAGGTCGACTTAACAAATAAAGTAGAATACCTTTAGCCTTCCAACTTATATTAGAATCATGTATAAAATCTTTGTGTACTGTGACAAAGTTGCCTGATTCTTTGTAAACTCTAAATGTTGCCATTTCGTTATCTCCTTTCTGCTATAATTTTGTTATCGCTACTGCGTTAGATTGGGGGTGAATAAAATATGGAAAAACCTTATATGTTAACATATGATTTAAACTCACCCGGACAAAAATATGAGGAATTGAGAAATGTTATAAAAAAGGAAATTTCTAATGGTCATTGCAATTATTGGAAATCTTCATTTTTATTCCGTTCTTCTTTATCAACTTCAGAAATGATAGAAAAGTTGAAACCTTATCTCGATTCTGGAGATAAGCTGTTT